ATGGTGCCGAAGAGAAGAGACGACAAAAAGGAATATACGCATTAATATAGCTTTATTTAAGGCAATATTCAACATAATACGTAATATATATTCATATCTTTTCGCTTTTTTAAGATATAAAATGAGATATAAAAAAGAGAGATAAATATTTGATCTCTCTCTTCTTTTGCTATTCATTTTTTTTGATTAGTTTCTCAATCCATTCAGACTTTGAAACTCTATGCTCGAGCGCCTGTTTTTCAAGGATTTGAGCAACTGGTTTTGAGAGACTGATGGTGGTTACTACCTTTTCGCCATCGTCTTCAACAGTGCCGAATAATTCCTCGTATTTATCGGCATCACAATTTTTTTCTACCCAGTCTTTGGCATCGTTTAGGTCTAGCGGAGTGATTGCTTCTCCGCCGGACCACTCATTCTGTCCGACGGATTCACTGTATTTTGACATAGGTCCTCCAGTGCCGTACAGAAAATATTCACCTGTACGCTTGCGGTACAACTCCTCATATACGTAATGGAAGTCTCTTGGATTTGAGTATTGATATTCGCCGACCAACTCTGCCGTATCCGTATCATACTTCTTCCCTCTGATAATTTTTTTCATGGTTATTTCCTCCTCTTTTTTTAAACGCTTTCACTTTCCAAATCTTCTTCCAAATCTCCCAACCATAGACAACCATCCTCTTTTTGAGCAACGTATTCTTCATATAACTCATCAAGCACTTCATTTTCCATTGCTTCTTCAATTGGCATATCGTCGAAATGGTATGCGTTCTCGAAAGGATAAGATTCATGACGTGTCCACCGAATACCTACTTGTTCATCGCCAAAGTCAACGTACAGTGTACCTACTTTACATTTGTAATATCCACTTTCTTCATAATAGTAGTGACCCTTGCAGGCCTCTAAAAATTGTTTTTTTGACAACATGATATTTCCTCCTTACTCCATATGTTCCATTTCTTCGGCTGATGCCATGCACCACCAGAAATATTTTACTTGCTCTGGATTATACCGATCGCCTGCGAAGATTTTGGCTTCTTCGTCTGTAAGGACTCTTGGTACCCCATTTTGGATAAATTCATTTGATTTTAGCATTTCATTTGTGGATTTTAACATTTCGTTTTTAGTCATGATTTTTTCCTCCTGGGATGCTCTCCCTTATCTCTATAAGTATAATATACCTATTTTATGCATAAGTCAATACTTTTATATGAAAGTTTATACTTTTATTTCAAAACCAAATAAAAAAAGCACCGGCCATAAGCCGATGCAGCGAGAAAGGAAAATATGCAAAATCAATATGCATATTACATATTAATTATACCACATAAAAAATAGTTGAACTTGGTTTTTAGAAACCAATAAAACACGATCAAAATATATCCTCGGTAAGCTCGTATGTCTTTTCAAAAACACTAGGCTTGCAAGGATAGAACTCACCATCTACACCTTTGATGATGTAATCACCATAAGTCGCATAAATGCCCCCTTCCAATGTGCTAACATAAGCACCTTCAAGATAGCCATCTCTCCAAACCAACGTGATATTACCTTTACCAAATTCAATGATTTTATCACGATTACGGAAGTTTAGTTGCATCGCTTCGATCACGATCGGCTTCTTGCGATAGTGGAGTGCCATCTACTGGCCTTCCTTGGTTTCCGTTAAGCATCTAGCCTTGAGCCAGTATCCTAACTCGTTGATATATACCGAGTCACTAGGCGCGTCTACTTTTCCAACCGTCATTTCATGTGGAAAAGCGAAGCCACTGCCTACATTTAAGATTTGGTCCTTTTTGCCATCTCTTGCATCGACCTCATCCACGTCTTTCGATGGGATCCAACCACCGGCCACAGAATTGTAGATCATCTGATTGGCCACATCAATTTTCTCGACCAACATACCGATAGAGCGGACCTTACTTCCTACAGTCAAGATCTGATCGGGCAAATTGCCTTGTACCTTATTGGTAGTTGGCTTAGATCCGGCCATCATGGCTTTGACGTCTTTAACAATTTGCGGCATACGGGCGTGGATCCATGGACCTGGACATGATGTGGCCGCGAACATCCTGTGTTCCGTAAAGCTTGCGTTAGGCGTACCATCATAGCTTGGCGTGATACCATAGCGTCGGCAGATATCGGCGCATAGCTCAATTAGCTTCGTATACGCCGCGTCGGAGATGCTCCAGGTAGATAAGTTGTTATCGGCAACTTCGATGGTGATTGCTCTCTGATCGTTCCAATTGGATGAGCTTGTCCATGCTCGGCAGTTTTCGTCTACATAGCATCCGACACGGCCGTCGGAACCAATGCCGTAGTTGCTAGATGCTTGTCTTGCTGTATTCTGGAAGACTGCACCGCATTGCTCGATGGATAAGTTTCCTGCCATATGATGGATCGTAACCTTGCTTACTTTGCAGACACGTTGACCGCTGTGATTTGGGGATAGGATGATCTTGTTAGTTAGACTGCTATGCATACTACTTACCTTCTTTCTTTTCTTCTTTATTGTTTGAAAGTTCTTCTTTTGCTTCGTTGCTTAATTTTTCAAATTCGTCTTTTTCTGCCATGTTATTACCCTTCTTTCTCTTCTAATTTGGTGATTCGCCCACACGCACTGTCCAGATCTTCCTCGATCTTTTCCAAACGAAAGTCATGCTCGATTTGCTTTTTTGTCATCTTCTCGATATCTGATTTCATGCTTTTGAGATCCAGTCTTGTCTCGCTCGAATCGCGACATAGCGCATCTAATTTCAGATTTGCCTTGACCACACCTTCGGCATCCGACTTTGAGCTGTTTCTGATCATGACCACCACGTTGACGATCAGGACCGCGAAGGCGGCCAAAGAAAACAAGAACTCGAAGGTCATGCCATCCTTAGGCGTGATCATCAGACACCTCAGGCAAGCCACCAAGACTTGTAAGCAGTGATACCAATCCTGCCAAAAGGCTAGCTGATAGCACCACTTTCCAGTCCACGGCCTCGATCATCGTACTAGCTCCAATCGTACCGACTGCTGTTTGACATACTGTCTTTACGGCACGGATAAGTGCCGCATCCCACCAAGTTTTAGATTGTAATTTGTTCATATTCTATACCTCTTTCCATCCTTGCGGATAGGCATCCGGTGCCCATGTGTTGTTGTCAATCATGCTTTCATACGTCTTGCCATTGTACGTAACTTTATCACCTTTCATGTACGGATTTGTACTGTCTGGTTGCGTCCACTCTTTTACATCATCTTCTTTAGCTTCACCAGTGCCTGGATCAACTGTAGCTGTTAGAATCTCGGCAAACAAAGAGGGTGCTTTGTCCGGTGTCCAGTTCGATTGAGAAGTATGACTCTGTAGAACCTTATAAAGCTTGCCATTATAAACAACTCGCTCATCTTTGACATATGCCTTATCGGCTTGCCATGCATCGAAAAGTGTCAGATGCTTGGCTGCCACATCATCAGAGACTGACTCACGCACAGCACTAATTGCCGCTTTGATTTGGGTTGCTGTATCGGCCAAACTATCTAGCCCCTTTTGTTTGGCTTCGGCCTCTTTTGCTTCTTGTTCTGCTTTTTTCTGTGCTTCCAAGTAAGTATTGTATTGATTCTCATCAAAAGATAAATGCAATTTGCCGTTGCTATCGTACTTTGCAATATATCCCTCGATCTTGTCAAAATAAAAAGCATCATCGTCAAGTGATGCCTCGTTGCTTGTAGAACTTGTGTATGTGTTTGAGATGGCCTGTAAACGACCATCTGAATCTATATTGATATAAACCATATATACACCTCTTTCCTATTTCGTGTATTCCACGATGATGATCACCCATCGAGTGGACTGCGCGGACCATGTATCAGATCCGATAAATATAAAGCCATTATTATCGGATGAGTACTCGATACTTGATCCTTTTCCCCCACTACCGACGCGTGTAAAGGGTGTGTGTCCGCCATCTGAACCGCATAGATAAGCGTAGATTCTTGTGATCTCGCTAAAGCTTGATCTTGCGAAGCTTTGTACTACGACACCATTAGATAGTGACTTATTGATCACCTTAAAGACGCGTCTGTATATCGGCTTTCCATCCACCCATGTGGCTCCTGTCTTGGTTTCTGCATATGAGTAAGTCATATCTTTGTCAGTCACTAGATTGTAGGCGGTCGACTGTGTCTTGGTTTTTAGCATCCAATCACCGCCTTTTGGATCAATCTAAGTAGGGCTCTAATTACCCCCCCCCGAAGTGATCCAGGAACCTGTCACGATACGCTCGATAGCGCCAGTTGTGGTTGTAAACATACTAACTTCTCCGGCCTTACTGACCATGTATTTTCCGTCTCCACTCCTACTGCTTCCGGCGATGCCTAAGTAGTATATCTGTTGCTCCACTGTAGGCCGAAACCCATCTGGTATGGTGAGCATCACAGAATTGTAACCGTTTTTTGGCATGTTACCGATTTTCTTAAACTCGGCATTTACGACGCGTCCGCTCTTGTATAGCGTAACTGTCAAGCCGTTACCGGATACGGTAGCAGTCTGCACATCTAGATCAGTATCAGTTAGTACCTTGTACTCTTTGGAGTTAGCTTTAGTGGTTAGCATGCTAGCACCACCTTTCTGCGAGGTGCCAGCCAACTAAGAATCTTAGCCAGTGACCCCCCCCCGATTTACACCGACAATTCTTGTTATTTTTCCGCCGCTATTTACGTTCTTGTCGGTCCAATCGCACAAATTAGCCGTCAAGGTCTTTCCTTTAGAGCTTAATTTAAGCGCGATATATCTATAATCCGCTATGGCACCGGTCGTATACCAAGTGCCATTATAGTACTTGGCGAACACGACATTGTTAGCTTTTGATTCGGACCCATACAGATATAAAATCAAGTAATCAAAGGTCGTCGGGTCAACTGTACAAGTGATTGTGTGATTGTAACCCTCCGACGTGCTAGCACCAATTACTGTTTCCTTGATGTCTTTCTGCTCCACAAGATTATGCACATTGTTTAAAAATTTAGCTACTATCATATCATTCCTCGCTTTCAAAGATGATGACCGCCGTTTCACCAGCTAGAACTTTCTGTTTCCACTGCATAAGCTCCTCGGCCTGTGCTATGGCGGTATTTACGGATTTACCGTTGACCTTTACCTGACTCTTTCCAATCCATACCACCGGGGTAGTCGAAGGAAGCGTGATCTGCCTTGTTTCAGACTGGCCGAAAGCATCCTTGATCGTTACCGTGAAGTGAAAGCTTGATTGATATGGGACATTAGACACGGCCTCGCTAATTGACCATGACCTATTGGATATAGTTGGTGTCTTATCGGATACTGATGCATCATCTGTGATCGTATATGTGATCTTATTGGCCTTGGTGCCTATCGTACCGGTCCAATATGTTCCTTTCCCGGATATGGTTGCCGTGCTTGCCGTATCTGTCGGCCTTGCTACGGTCAGAGACTGGATCGTCGGCCTGAAGTAATCATAGTAGGTACCGGTTACTGTCTTGCTAACCGTAAAGCCTCGGCTGTCTGTGACCGTGACCACAAAGCTTGCCGAGCTTAAATTGTCAAATCCAATTGTTGCTGTCGAAGAATCAGATACCGACTTGGTAACATTGCCGTTCTGCACCTGTATCAAGGCTATCGATGCATGATGCTGTGCGGTTGCCGTGACCTTGACGGACTTCTTACCGATGAGTGCTACACAGTCCGTGCTGCTGATCCCGCTCAGTCCTGTCTCGGTCAGTGTTACACCACTTATGACCGGTGGACAGTTGATAGATACATCTATCTTGACCTCGGATGATTCGCCAATCTTGGTCGTGCCGTTATATGTTTCCAATACGGCGCCAAGCTGTACCGTCTGTGTGGCTGTGTAGTTTGAATAGATATACTCAAGGCTTGTCGAATCGAGCGTGAAGCTCGTTCCGGACGTATTGTAATCGATGTGCATCAATGCTTTGACGTTCGGTATCGATATGCGAAGCTTGTCCGTATATGTGGATACGCTCTTGGTATATGTGACCTTGAAGGAACCATCTACCGTACTTCCTGTAAAAGTATCGATCTTGGATGCTCTTGGTATCTTGGTAAGCGTCAAGCTTCCTGATGTACTGCCTGAAGAAGGCAGATAGTAGGCACTTGCCGCACTTGAGTACGATGCGGATACGGATACGGTCTTGCTGCCATCATTGTTATGACCGACCGTCGTTGATCCGGATGCAAGCGTAACCGATCCATAGGTGCCGACATTCAGATTGACCGTGCCCGATCTAACTCTTGACCCATTGATATTGATCGCATAAGATCCCGCGCCGTTATACTGTGCCGATCCGCCTGTAGATGTAAGTACAAGTGAGTACGACAAGGTCGATGTATTGTTGGCTGTGCTCGTACTGGATTCCGACACACTCAGGGTCATCTTCCAGTAGCTTCCGAGCTGTACCGTTTTGCTTATGCTTGGCATTATTTAACATCTCCAATCCATAGGAAGGCCGTTCCAACAACTGTCGAGCCATCCGCTTCTTCGCCGCTATATGCCTGTATCTGATGGGCACCGAACTGCACTTTTTCCGTTACCTTAAGGTTCTGTATCATTGATTGTGCCGTCGTAACATTCATAAGCGTATTTCCATCTGCATCCAATACAATAAGTCCCGATCCATCAATCTTTGACTCTGTCTGCGTATTGGATGTGCCGACATGCAACCCGGATTCATCCAGTTTGACATTGGATACGGTCTGATATGTGCTATCACTGATGGCCTTTTTGATGCTTGCCTGGATGGACTGTGAGGTCTGCGCTATCTCTGACTTGGTGGCATATGTACCGCTCACATCGGCCTTGAAAGCATCCAGTGCATCGGTATTTGACTTGATCGCATCCGATAGTTCGGAGTGGTATGTATTGACCTGTTCGACGGTTGATTTGATGGAATCGTTGGTATTGATGATCTCGGCACTGTTGGATGTTTCCAATTCATACAGTTCATTGAGATTCGACCACAGTTTTCCATCTGAATACTTTTTCGTCCCATTCGATAGCGTTGTTTCCTGTCGTATCCATACCCACTTGTTGGGCTCCCATTTCGGATAGTCCGTCGACCACGATCCACCGGTCATGGATGTACTGGATGTGGACAGATAGTACTGGATCACTACGGATGTAACACTGATGCCATCCGTGCCTTTAGGACCCTGAGCTCCCGTATCGCCTTTCTTACCGTCCAACACTTTTGAAAAGCTATGCGAATCTCTAGCTACGACCATCTTTTTATTGTCATACACTGGATATAGAACGATATTGTCTGTATATAAGGTTAGATTTTCGTAGCTTGAATTGATCGACACCGACATCCATTGAATAGTAGTTCCCTTTGGAATCGTTACTTCGCTTTCAAATCTTGTCCACTTGTCACTAATGGTCTGTGTTTGTGGACCGAATGATGGTGCATTAGCGAAATTATAATTACCAGCAGCATCTTTATAACTGATCCATGACCAAAGTTTATCTGCCGTAAGCGAGCATCCTTCGGCCAATTTTACCGATATTCCAAAATGAAATTTGGTGTTCTGATCAAGCTCTTCAAAAAGGGCATCATCAAAATATGGTTTGCGATAAAAATAATGGTCTTTATGACTATACTTCACAGTAAAAGATTCGTTGTTAACTAACGGTTGTTCGGGCTGTTTGAGAAATAAATTCTTTAGATCAATCATCCTTGACCCCCCCCCCCGACTGAAAGTGCCTCTCCTTCAGCAGGTGCCCATGCCGCCGGCGTGTCGCCAACGTTCATCATCACATGATCAATCCGTAAATATCCGCCTTCCGATATCGTTACTGGCTTATTATATTGAAAATATAAGCGGTTCTGCCTACATGAAGTGCCATCCGGGATATCATTTTTTGCCGTATGTTTAATTACCATTACGCCTTCATATTCCTTTAATTTCGTCCATATGCCAAAATATCCATCGAAGCTTGGTTCTACTCCCGCACGCACATAATCAGAAACACCATGGATAGAGAAGCGAGCACTTAGCCAAATTGTATCGCCCTTCTTGATTCCAGTATGATTGACTAATTCAAAAACATTACTAGAATAGCTATTAATCTCATATGTTCCTGGGCCTAGATCTAAGAATACTTCCTGTGTTCCGGTCAGCAAGTTATATATCGTTTCTCCTGCCATCTTATTCCTCCAGTCTAGCTTCTACCATCATCACACTGGCGTCTGTGCTTAGTGTATATGTCAATCCTGTGCCACTATCGGCATCTGCACCATTCAAATACCAGTGGACGATTCCGATCTTTGCTATATCTTCTTCAGATAGTTCTGCTCCATTACGATATACATGCGCCGTAAGTTCTGTAGATATGGAAGCATTGCTAAACAAGAATCCATTGGACGACGAAACAGAAATATAAAGTGCGTCTTCCCCATGTTCTCCCTTATCGCCCTGGAGTCCCTGAAGCCCTCTGGCTCCTGTGTCGCCCTTCTCTCCTTTTTGACCCTGTGGACCCTGAGGTCCTGTTTCGCCAGTAGCTCCCTTAGGACCCTGGATGCCTTGCTCACCTTTAATACGTGTCCATTTGTAGTCCGTGTATGTTTCAGATGCCGTTTCCTTATCATCGGTGTATACCCCAAAGTACATAGCTCCATCGAACCATGTTGTACTGAAGTCTTTTGAGCCTTCCGCCGAATTTGCGTATGCAATATGGATGTGGCTTGAGTTTCCATCAGTCACATTGGCACATGTTACTTCGGTGGCTCCCCTTACTACACCATTGGCATCGATAGCTTCTACACGGTACGCAACTGTATTGGTGATATCTTTCGCAAATACTGATAATGTCTTACCGGTCGAAAATGCCGTTCCATTTCTGTACCACTGATAGGTCATCTCTCCGGATGCATCCTGGTTGTTGGCCAGTACCTTGGCTGTCAATGTCGTTGATCCAGTACTGTTTTTGAATACTGTCCCATTGGACGATATGATATTGACCTCAAATGTGCGTTTTGCATCGATCATGCTTTGCATGGCATTGATCAGTGACTGGTCAATCTGTGATGTGATCTCTTCGAAGTTGTCAAAGGTCGTCTTGGATGCTGATGGGTCCGTGAAGCAGATTTCCTGTTCCGTGACTCTAGCCGTCAGATACAGTGTTGGTTTGTAGTCCGTATCTTCGATCGTGAATGTATCACCGATATTGGCATCAACATAGCTATCGACCTCATAGGATACTTTCGGAACCATGATCTTCGCGAGCTCTGCCTTGGCCTGTCCGTACAAGACATTTACATCCGATGTATCATAGCTCCATATCTTGACGATATAGCGGTCATTTTTTGACGATTTCAGCAACGATGGGAATCTGTCCCTCGCTTGAGGCGCTAAAAGGTTATTACCGGATACTTGGAACTCGACATTGCCGTCACTGTCGTATTCTTTCTTTCCGCTCAGCTTGTTGAGCTGAAGCCCATCCTTACCAGTCGGACGTATGGCCGTACACAGTTCGGTTATGTCTGATTTCTTCGTAATTCCAGTGACTTCTTTCCCGAAGCGAAGCACTTCACCGGTGCGATCCTGCCCCATGCCCTGATGATCATCATCATGTTCACGATAGACGTTCAAGACGATGCGATTCAAGGAATAATCGTCATTAAGCTCCGTCACAAATTCCAGTTCCGCGCTGAATACCGTGGCCAGTGAATACAGCCTTTTCAGTACCGTATCCGTTCCTTCCCACTTGTTTGATATCCGCTTATCAGAAACCTCATTGATGCCGATGTCGAAGCTTTTCTCATAGTTGAAGGCTTTAACATATGCTTCGAAGCTCATGGATTTTCCTTCATACGTATCTACTTCTTCATTAAGAAGCTCAAACACAAGGCCATAAGAAGTGATTTTGATTTCCAATTCGTCCTTTTCCACTTCGACGATATTAAGGTAGTAGCCCTTGTCCTTATATCTGAAAGACAAGTGATTTCCCTCAACAAGATATGTAGCATCCTCCATCCATGACTCTGTTGTGAACTCGAATGTATACGCTGATCCTTGCAGATATGTATGCAGATTATCATCCCAGTAATGCAAAGTCCCGTCCAGTGAATTATCTAAAAAAGCGCATACCTCATCGTATGCGCTCAATATCGCAATCCTTGGCATATCCATCATAACCATGCCTCCCGAATGTATACCTTGATCGTAGGGTCTGTCTTTGTCCACTCCGATACTTTGAATTTGATTTCCGATGTACCTGGATCAACCTTGAAGTACTGTGTACCAAGTATCTCATCCTGCTGACGGTTCATGCCGTTGACATAGAACTTGCCTTTGTCTCCATCAATCGTGATCACATCGCCGCTGTTGAAGCGGTTCGGGATATCCTTCCACTTATCGACATGCATCTTTTGATATGTGAACCGGTTCAATCCCAAATAATACAAGAACTTGTTACCTGTCCGGTTCTTCCAGGCTTTTATGCTCACCTGTACTTTTGCACACTTCATTTTCTCGATTTCCGGGATATGGTACTTGTAGTATTTGCCCCAGTAGAAGAAGGTCACATCGGCACCTTCCTTGCGGATATCACAGTGCCCCCATTCCCAGTACCATGGATTCTGTGAATGCAAGTGATTGGTCTGAAATGACCATGTACGAAGCACTTTGCCGCCAAGCTTAGGATTGGATGATGTGCCGTTTACGATCAGCTCATAATATCCTTTGTTACCTGATGTATCTGTCTTGAACCAGTTGACACCGCATATAAGTTTGTTATCGGCCGTCAAAAAGCCAAGATCCATCTCTCCTGTCTGTCCCATCCTGGACGCCCACATCAATATGTGGAAGTAGGAGTAGAAATTGACAGCGCCATCCAAATCGCCGTTGGAATCGGCCGGAAACGTGAAAGTCCTTAATCCTCCGTTGGCATCTCCAACGATGGCTCCTTCTGACCCGAATCCAAGGAAGGTGTTGTTGAACCACGTCTTTTTGGCCAATGTACCTTTGGCACCATACTTCGGATGGATAGCGATAGTTCCCGTGGTATCATCTGCACAATTCAGTAGATCATTGATCGTTCCTAATGTCTCATTCTGCTGTACTGTCTCCCCGTCGACCTCATCGATCTTTCCAAACTGCATGGCCCCGTTATTCGACACGATACCGATATATCCGGTATCTGAATTGGTCTTGATCTCATAATCAACTGTGGCCGGCATGCTTCCGTTGTTCTCGATGGTCGCTACAAGTTCGCCATTACTGTTCTTGCTTGCCGTCACTTCCTTGAGCGTCGTGGAATACTTGATCGGGTCTGTGCAGTATATCTCAATTTCACCTACCACAAAATTGGTGCCTTTCTCATTTTGCGTGATCCCTTTTTTAGTCCCGATGAAATACTTGTCAGGTTCATCATTGAATATGACCTTGACCTGTTCGCCATTTAGCAACCTGTTCATCTTATTGTAGGCATCCCGAAAAGCACTATCACTGGATGCCAGTAATTGATAGGCGACCGTGATGGTACGTGGTGGATATCTTCTCGCAATGTAATTGGATCCATCTATCGTATCGGTGGATTGTTCCTTGATTTCAGCGCCATATAGCTCCCTTCCGGTAACATACAGTGTCCTGTACCCTTCAATCTCATTTTCGAGATATACACCGTCATAAGACATAGCCTCGGACGGCAAAGCATTACCGTCCGGGATACGTACAGAAGTGTCGTGATAAGAGTATAAGCTCATTATCTATCACCTCCTAATTTATTTTTGAATTTTTTAGCTCGATTAAGCTCCGCCTCATTATATTTGGCAGTCGCACGCGCAAATCTCTTTCCATCCACATCGAATGGAATATTGATCGTGTACTCCGAGCTGTTGCGATAATCGTAACTGTCATTCAATTCCGCGTTAAAATCACCAAAATTGGTATCTGCCTGTGCGAAGGCAAGGCCAGGAAGATAGACAAGGTCTTCCGATGCATGCCGTACATCACTGATCATGCGATTGATACCATTGATGAACCCTTGGCCATACCAGATACCATATTGCCGTGTGATACGAGAAGGCGAACCCATCTTAGCTTTCGCCTCGATTGCCGCATTGGCAGCGCTCGCCAGTCTGGCAGCAGCCGCTTCTACGGCTCCGGCCGAAGCATTCAAACCGTTGGCCAACCCTTGACCAATCATCAATCCGGCACTGTATGCACGACCGGCTCCGGACGACATGGCACTGTATATGCTCGACATCATGCTCGTTACGATGGATACTGCTCTGCTTCCGCCACTGGATAAGGCCGATGCAAAGCGACTCATCGCATTGGAAGCAATACTTGGAAGCCTTGATAGGCCACTGCTTGCTGCACTGACGATTGAACTGCATGCAGACTGCATAGCCGACACACCAGCGCTTGCACCTGCGGCGATGGCCGACGCAAATCCTGCCATAGCACTCATGGCGATTGCTGAAAGCATCATCATGGATGCAATTGCAGCGGTTGCACCTGTGCTTATCATCATGAGCGAAGCGGATGCGCTCATAGCCGATACAGCTATAGCTGCCATGCTTGCGGATGCCGCCATGGCAGATGTTCCAAGCATGGTCATGTAATTGGATGCGATCATAAGGTCCGTGCCGAATATCGACATAGTAGCGCTTGTCATCATGATCATACCGTTGAGCATGGTCATGGATGCCGATGCCATAGCACTCATCGTGCCAAGCATGAGCATGGTCGTCGATGCCATCATGGCAGACGCCGTTAATGCCGTCATTCCGGTCGCAATCATGATAGATGTTGTTCCAACCATCATTGCCGATGCCGTGAATTGCACCAATGCCGCATTGAGCATCTGGAACTGTCCTGGAATCGTTGATATAGATGCGCCCATCGTACTGATAGACGTCGCAATCGTGGACATGGATGCGGCCGCTGTGCTTCCATTGGTAGAAAGCGTCTGTACGGCACTGCCTAGATTCCGCATGGAATCGCCTACTGTGTCGATTTCTGCGGATTTCTTCGTGATCTTGCCGATTCCAAGTGCAACGGCAGCTAATGATGCCGTCATATCTCCAAGGTTAAGGTTTGTGATGTTCTTCAACCCATTGGCTAAATGCTCCGCCCCTTTTCCGGCATTCAAAGCACTCTTACCAAACGATTCGACAACTCCAGCCACACCGTCAAGGATACTCTTTACACCTTCGCCAAATCCTTTGAATACGTCCGATACACCATCCAATACAGATTTGACGTTATCTCCAAAGGCCGTGATGATATCGGCAACTCCGTCCAAAGCGGATTTAATTGCATCTCCAACGGATGAAATTACGTCTGCGATGCCTTGGAACGCGTCCTTAATGACCGTTCCAATGGATTCAACGACAGTTGCAATGCCTTGCAATGTTGACTGGATCGCATCGCCAATGGCCTGGATAATAGCCGGCAATGTCTGTGCTACGGCCACGATACCGGCAACTACCGTACTAACGATAGGTGCCAATGCCTGTAATATCTGTGACAAACCGTCTGCCTGTGTACCGACCAGTGCAAATGCCGCACCGACCATCAATGCAGCTGCGCCAATTGCCAACCATGTAGTAGGCGGAACAGTTGCTAAAGCATCACCTAGACCGCGGAATGCGGTTGCCAGTCCGGTACCGATTCCCTTCGCTGCCGTACTGATTGCAGTACCTAATGATTTGACGATATCAGAGACGGCCGTACCAATCGATTTAACAATATCGGATATTGCCGTACCTATAGATTTGATCACATCTCCAATGCCTTGGAATACGGCTTTGATGCGTTGCCCTGCCTGTTGGCATTGAGAACTTGCCGTATTGGCATTATCGCCAATCTTTTTGACATCTTCGGCAGTATCGGATGCACCTTTGCCTTTTGTAAAGATGCTCTTTATCTTTCCAGCCAGTGATTTGATCGGGCCAACAGCATTTTGAGCAGTATCCCCAATCTTCTTAATCTTTGTAGCAATGGAACTAACACCCTTGATCGTAAGGAAAGCCACTCCAAGACCGGTAATCACATCGGCAAATGCCTGTACCTGTCCAGGCGACATGTTAGCCACAAACTGGGCAATCTTATCAGCCAGTTCGGCCACCTTGTCAACTACCGTTCCGATAACAGATCCAAGTGTCGAGAAGATACCGCTAGCTCCGCCAAGTGAGCTTACCACATTGGAAATAGCTGGCCCAAGATCATCGAACAGGTTTCTCAATGAATCGACGGCGCCTGAATTGATGAATGAGCTCCAAAAGTCATCAAAGCTCTTTTTTGCGCCGGCAATGAATCCGTCAATCTTTGCCGTTAGTGCTCCAACATCGATACGATCCATTGCGGATATGATGCCCTGTACGGCATTGATTCCTATATCCTGTAATTTATCCCATACTGGCATAAATTTGGCCGTTACATCTTCATACAATCCATCCATGGCTTGACCGACAGATTTGAAGTTCTGCGCCATATTATTGAACGCATCAGAGTTTCCGACCTGTTCAACGGCATTGAAGAAATCTTCCGTCTTGATCTTGCCATCCTGGACTGCCTGTACCATATCCTGTGTAGACATGCCCATCTGTTTTGCGACTGCGGCAATACCTGATGGGGTCTGCTCAAGCATGAGCTTGAAATCCTGCCATGCGACAGTTGGACGCCCGGCCATCTGTGTGGCCTGTTGGCTCAGTGTCTTCATCGCCTGGCTTGGATTTTCTGCGGCAGCTGCTAGACCGCCAAAGCCTTTGACCAGTTGCGCCGTATTTTTCGTACCAACGGCGGCCAACTGTGCATAGGTGGATGCCATATCACTGGCATTGTATACAGTGGCCTGTGCATAGTTTTCCAGGTCTTTCTGTACGGATTTTATCTGGTCACCGGATGCACCGAGTATCTGCATGTTTCCGTTAAAGGATTTCCATGCAAGACTTGATGTATTGAATGACTCGCCAAGTCCCTGTACACCATTGGATAAGGCATTGACCGCACGATTACCGATGGCCATCAGTGCGCCAAAACCGATACCGCTCTTGATTTTGGACGACAGTGTATCCATCTTGGTGATAGCTTCGTCTGCCGTTTTTCCAAGCGATTCATCACGACCTTTTAACACCATTTCCGGTATAGACTTGATGAACCCTTTTAATTTGGAGATAACGCTCTCTGTTTTGGTTGCCTTTGGCGAAATATTGTCTACTGCTTCAAATTGAGCTTTCAGTTCCGAACCGACTGCATCTTGTACCTTCAGTACTGCGGATACTGCATCCTCGGCCGGTCCGCTCATGTTGTCGGTTGCTTCCAGTTCTGCTTCGACGCCTTCCGATGCCTCGGACTTGGCTTTTTCGAGCGTACCGACGGCACCTTCGACCGTTGGTGTCATGTTATCGTTGGCATCAAGCTTTGCCTCTGCAATGTCGGATGCCGCTTGGTCTGCCTGTTGACAAGCCTTGATGGCATCATCCACGACCGGGGTCATATTGTCCTGTGCTTTTAATACCACGGTTGCAATCTGATGGACTGCCCTGTCTAACGATTTCAATACGTCAAGAGCCTGTTCGAAGGTATTTGTGAAATTAGAGTCTCTAGCAGAAAGGGAGGCGGTTACTGAATATTGTTCAGGCATATCAATTGCCCTCCTTTTTCTTTGCTTGCTGTGAAACGAAACGTCTGAGGTCTGCGAACTTATCGTTTTCTTCTGCTTTGTTTCCGTTCATTACACGATCCACTTCTCTTCTATAGTTGTAGAACTTGTCAAAGTTTCGATATACCGGTCTTCCGCTCTTTTTTCGAGCTCTGACCTGGAAATTTTTGAATGCCGACAAATGGATCTCATACATGCGGTCCACTGTCTTGAGATTGACTGCCTTCATGAGTATCCGATACTCTCTGAGGTTCAGTCTGTCTACATCATCGAATGACTTGTAATCAAGATATCGGAAGCAGTTGAGCGCGATAGTTTCATACATCTCATCAAAATCTATGCTTTCACTTGACTCGTCTGTTTCATGGCTTTCTGAATCTGCTCGTACTTCTTTTTTGAGACATTCGCTTTCGATAAAAAATCGGACACCTGCTTGAATAAACCGTCAATATCGTCGCAATCTTCGATATAGGCTTCCAATTCTTCTTTCTTGATTCGTGGTGAGAATCCGATATTCATTGCATAGAGCACATCGATAAGGTCTTCGATCTCTCCGCCGATGATTCCGCCAAGGGCATACGTCATGCCTAGCTCTACTTCACGGTCACCTGATTTGGTCTTTACTTTCTCATTCAGAGCACGCATAAATTTGATGCTTGCTTTAAATTCGTATTCTTTGCCGTTGATTTCAAGTTGCATAGTATTCATATGTATCTACCTCTTCTTTCGTTTTACGTCAAAAAAAGGACGTGATCTTCACGTCCCTATTGCTATTAGTTAGGCCGTTTCTTTTGTCGTGTCTTTATAGACGTAGGAAGCAGCTTCTTTCTGTGCATCGGATACGGTTGCATATCCGTCTGCACCGTTGCCTTGGACACCGAAAGTGATTTCTACTTCACATGCATCTTCGGCATTGGATGTTTCTGTCAATTCAGTCACGTTGGCCTGGTAGTATGTAGCCTCATACTTGCCTGCATTCGTGTCTGTACCTTCTTCGGCCAAGTTGACACGCCATACTTCCACGATCTCTCCGGAAAGCAAGGCATTTTTCAACTTCTTGATCATGGTATCGCCTTTGGCAAGGATAGATTTTGCCGTGATTTCCAATTCCGGCGTACCTGGTGTACGGATAGGACCGTCTTTTGTCTGTGTCGTATCCGCATCACGCTTCATGGATAATTCGTTCTCTTCAGAAAAAGCGATATGTGTTGCTGCTTCCGATGATTTTTCGCTCAATAAACGGTACAAATAGATGATTTCTGTACCTTTTACCTTTTCTACATCGGTTGCAAATAGTTGTAGATTCATCATCATTGTTTTCCTCCTGTAATTTCAAATTCCAAATCAAGCACTCCATGCAGAAGCGGTTGACTGGTCGTCGTGTCCGGTATCACCTGCTGATTGATGTTCCGGATGCTCCAGTGATATGACTTGGTGTCTCGGATACTTCGTGCAATGTCCTTGATCTCTGCCATGATTCTGGACTGTGTGCCTCTCTTTTTCGGGTCGTCATGCCATACATGCACTGTCTGATATACATGACCGCCAATAAATGACTTGTTTCCATAGTCATCTACGGTCTGACTGTCGCCAAGATACACAAAAGGATACGGCGTCCCATCCGGCGGCAGGAAGGTATCATACACGCCGATTCCCGTATCCTTGTATTTAGTTTTAAGTGCTATCAGTAAAGCACTATATAGTTCCTGTTGCGCATCCATATCAGTCACCTACCAGTTTTTTCATATCGGATATGAACTTCTCTTTCTGCTCGTTGAAGGCCGGCTTTACGAATGGCTCGGCTTCCATGAATCGAGTGCCGTACTCCAGATATGGTGAGTAATGGGTAGTCGGCTGCGCTTCATAGCCAAGGCCACCATCGATAGAGTGGCCTGTGATTGATCTTGCGGTCGTTCCTGTGGCATATCCTTTGGTAAAAGCAGATTCTGCATGCCTTGTCATGCTGTTCTGCATCTCTACGCCGTTCTGTCTGACAACTGTTTTGACTGGTCCAAGGTCTTTGCATTTCTCAAGCTTATAGATCAGCTTGTTAAGACCGGATATCTCTACTGCTCCCATCATTGCACCTCAGAAACGATAAAACTCTGTTTCAATCTAAGCCGTCTTGTATAGTCCACACGATACTTCTTATCGCCAATAATAATTTGGTCGAATGTTTTATCCATGTGGTTTTGAATATGTATCGTTAGACTGCCCTGTTTGATACCGCCATATACAAGATTCATGGTCTGCGTATTGGTATCCATAACAGAGCCATATACCTTGGTATCAACATATGTATCATCGGCATAGTCACCTGTATCCGCATCATATGCACCAGTCACGAGCCGTCTGAATAGGATTGGTGTGTCGTATCTCATAGGAACCGTATCCTCCCGATATCCTGGTCGGACTGTGCGTCGCGCCATGTCTGGATATCGTCGGCATAGGAATCAAAGTCATTGTCCTTGAAGGTCAATGCTTCGCCTTCTACCGTGTGGCCGCTCAATCCTTCAGAACCGATGCGGTTGAACCGTGCAATCGAAACTTCGGTAACGATATATTCCAACTCGCTTGGCACTTCTGTTTTGCCAATCAGAGTTTTAAGGCGGTTCTCGGTCAAGGTGATGATTACTTTCAATTTGTTGTCTTCATCCTCGATCCCGAGCAGCGCCTTGACATCATCGATCACCGCCATACGCTACTAGGCTCCCGTTCCTGATGCAGTGGCGGCCTTGATGGTTACCTTGAACACACCATCGACATATTCTGGGAAGAACATAACACCACTCATCAATAATGATTCAACGGTAGCATTACGAGTAATAACACTGTGAGTCATACCAATCAAACCAGTAGTGTCAAATGTCAATCCGAAATTAGATGCTACATCTCCACCACTAGGGATATAAGCACCATTCAAGTTCTCTTTTGCGGTTGCATAAGCTGTACCTTTAGCCAAGTTTGGAGATACAACAACCGTACCTAATCCTAAGAAGTTTTCGATATAAGTCAAACCGAAAGCTGTTTGTGTAGTTAATTGAGCACTGCCCAAGTAATCAGCAACATCTAACGATGATACAAAATAAATTGGGCTTACCGTTTTTTTCTTGTAATAAACAGACATAGCACCCCATGCGTTAGCTAATGCAGCTTGTAATCCAACACCTGTAGCTGTTCCTGTACCAGTAGCCAAGTTTGTATAGAAATCATCTAATACTTGATATTCTAATTCAGATACCATCTTGGCATCTGTATCATTCAATGCTTTTTGAGAACCAATCTTTTGAATGGCTTCTGCAGATGTAGCTTTACGGAATTTCAATAATCCTAGTTCCTTTGTCCAAGCCAACTTACGAGTGATCTTCGTTAATCCGATATCTTCACCTTCGCCGACTTGTGCTGGTGAATTTGCTTTTGCTAATTTATAAGCTTTGATAAGCGTTCCACTAGCCATTGGTGTCAATTCATTAACACTCAAGATTTGACGTAATTCGTCAATGTTTTCTGCAATTCGAGACGTAAAATCAACTGAAATAGCTGGCTCTAAATCCGTTGTGATTGTTAAATTGTCTTCCGCTGCGAACAATTGCAAATCAATTAATTGTTTCATGTGTTCCTCCTATTTGAATAGATTCATGTTTTCCCGGATCAGACGCTGACGTTCGATTGGATCACTGATCTTCATGATGTCTTCCTTGGTCACGCCACCGTTCGCTCCTGTGCCACGCTTGAAAGAGTTTCCTTTCAAAGCGTCTTTGACTGCCTTTTCGACCTCGCCTTTGAACAGCTCGATAAAGGATTCAACGGCTTCTTTGGTGGTATCGGCATCCGATGTGATGATGCTTGCAAGAATATCATCGCTCACATTCACATTGGCTTCTGCGCACATCTTGCGTGCTTCTTTGGCCATGTCTGCGCGTGCTTTTTCATTGAGCAATTCATCAAGTTGCTTTTGCAATTTGTCGCGTTCATGCTCGGCTTTTTGTTGAGCATTCATCTTTGCAAGCTTCTTTGCTTCTTCTTCGCTTTCTTTTGCCTGTTTATCCCACTTTGCCTTTTTCTCCTGGATGATGCGGTCTAGGTCCTCGTCCGTGTACTTTGGTTGAGGTTTATCTTTTCCTTTATCACCGTCTTCTCCAGTCTTATTGTTTTGCCCTGGATCATTATTGTCAGGGTCTTGTCCATTATCTTCTTCGGCGAAAAGTTGCAAGTCAAATAGATATTTTTCCATATATATTTCCTCCATAGTTTAAAGTTACAATGCTTAACTTCCATAGCTTTTTACGTCGCTCCATGCCTGGACCCATGGCTTTTATTGTCTTCAATGCTCGGACATATAAAAAGCACAACCTAATCGCTTAGATCGTGCTTTATAAATTTTGGTAGCTTCCGCTTCGGTGGGTCTTTCATATATACTGTCTCCTTTTCCGTTTTTCCACAAAAAATGCAAGTACGTGTTCTTCTTTCCGCCTTGCATTGTAAATTATGATCGTAATAAGATTTCTCAATCGATTCTGTATAGATGTGTCTGCACATACCGTGCCTCCTAGGTCAACTCATCATCCACACTCACATAATCTGGATATGCAGTAGCTATTTCTTCGCATCCTGCGATAAATGCCATGATTGCGCCAAACCCTTCTTGTGTAACATTATCGATAAGTACATGCTCGAAGCCATCATTGCTTCGGATATGCTTCATTTCTCCATATGATCTAGTTTGGATAGTCTGCACCATTGTCTGATACAGTGTAGACACTGCCGCACATACGATATCGCTTCCCTTCGGTGCATATCCGGCATGGCCTTCGATTTGAATATCAAACCATTCATCATATTTAATCGTGATATGTATCATGTTCAATTCCTTTCTTCCATTCTTCAAAATTCAAACCATGATCCTTGTATGAATCCAACCATTCATCATATCCATTAAAGTCAATATATGGCCCTGTGGAACAATGGCAATTCGGATGCATTGGTGGCGCATTTTCTCCAACCACCATCTTGGATAACTTGAAATGCTTTCCATCCAGTGCTCTGCATACATCGCATACATCACCTAGACCGCAAGCTATATATTCGTATTCTTCAATATTTTCGTCTTTGTATGACTCTTTTTGAGCCTCTGTCTGTACTCTTGCCAGTTCTGTACGTAATAGTCTTTCTGCATCTCTAGCCGATACATCGAATCGTTTACGAAGTGTTGGTATGAACTCTCTTGGGTTTCGTCCGCCAATCAATGCCGAAGTCAATATGTTAGTCATCTCATTGCGAAGCTTGTCCTGATGCTGCCATATCCTGTCTGAAAAGGTGGCATTGTGAAAACTTGAATTGACTATGACCTTGGCTTTTCTGTCCGCATCATTCATGACGGTTGGACCAAGTATAGCGGCATTGTGTCTGAGCGTTTCGACCACATGGTCTGTTAGCTTTTCGCCCATGTATGTTTTCAATTCGTCATGGCCGGCCACTAGATCAAGACCAATACTCGATTTTAGAAGCTCCAATCGATTAACACGCATCGTCATGTTATATAGACGCATCTCTTTGTTTGCCTGGTCTGAGAAGTCTTTCTCCTTCACATATTTTACAGCCTTGCGCATATAAGCTTCGATATCGATGGTATCCGCTCTCTTTTTGGCTTCTGCCATGGATATGCCCTCTTTGGATGCGTACTTTTCAAAAAAGGAATTGATCTCTTTTTCAATTTCATCGAGCATGTAATCATAAATAGCTTGCACTTCATCGGCCTGAGTTTTTTCGCTCTTTCGATTCTGTGCAAGCCATTCTTCTTCTCGCTTTCGCCAGTAATCACTGCTCCTTGTCATCCTCGCCTACTCCTTGGTTTGGATATACTGGATTGTTTCCGAAAAATTGGTTGACGATTGCATCATTTTTTTCTTGCTGTTCTTCATCGATTCGCTCGATTTCTTTCTGCGGATCATCAACGATCGACAAGACTGACAACTGCGTTGGCTGTGATACGATGCCTGATAAGTTTTGCGCAATTTGTGTTTCTTCCAGGATGTTCTGTGGAAGGTTGCGCGTATAGTGGTAAGTCAACCCGATCCAATCGGATTCGGCCATCGAATTGACCGGATTTGAGAAGATAATTCGATATCTTCGGTTCAGTCCGGATGTGAACTTACGTTCCTTGGTCTTGGCAAGGTTGGACATGGATTGAAGCTTGTATGCCATGGCGATACCTGAACTGTTGCCGAAATTTTCGTCATTGATATTGGCAATCATGGATACCTGATAGATCAACCGTTCCATTCGATTTAGTGCGTTTTCCTGGGTGCCGTCGGCATTCGGCTTTTCCAGGAACCCGACTTCGACCGGGCTTTCCGACATATCGCCTTTGAAGGATATTACACGATGATCACGCATATCACGAAGCATTTCATTGGTTAGCTCAGGGCCAAGTATCTTGAGATAAGCATCGGCAAAAGCATCAACGTCATTGAGCTTTTCAGATAAGGCCTTGTTATAGCCCACGATCAAAGAATAGACTGACTCGAACACGGCAATTCGTGATTCATTTTCCAGGAATTCGGTTGCCGGAATGTCATCGAAGTTGTGCGGATGGAATTCATCCGTCAGATAATGTAGTCCATGGTCATCCGTAAACGGCCACGATTCGGATTCGGTAAGAACCTGTCCATACATGACCTTCTCTGAATCGTAGTAGTACGTCACAAAGTATCTTGGTTTCTGTGTGTATGTATTGTCATAGACCATGAATCCCTCTGCAGGGTCCAGATATACGATGCTCACATTGCCCATTTCATCGTTCGAATATAATTCATAGCCTTTCCCGTAAATCGAGCAGATACGCGCCAATTCGGCATTGTGGTCCTCGATATCGTTGTATCCGTCGAGCATCGTCAAGTAATCTTCTACCTGGCTGTCATCGGTCTGCACCTTGATTGGAATACCAATGAAATAGCCGTTAAACGTATCAACAAGGTACTTTGCAAAGTTGACAGTCAACCGGTTGTCCGGTTTCCATGACTCCTTGTCGCTCCAATACAGATTCGGATACTGATTCATGTACGCTTTTTTAAGCTTGTCATATCTTCCTGTAATCAATGCTTTATGTTTGTTGATAAGCTCACCTAATTTGGTGATATCCAGTTCTTCATCATCCGCGATGCATATCAGTTCATCCGGTCTGATTTCTTCTTTGACATTTTGCTGTGCCATTACAAGCCACCTCCCAGTCTGTTGTATTTGAGCGGTGGCTTTCGCATCGTCTCAATCGAGTACCGAAGTGCTGCCATCGCATCATCAAAAAAAGGAACTGGCTCATCCAGATACGTGTTTGTCTTCGCGTCTTTCTGCCACTTCCATTGTTGAATTTCTTTATAAACGTTTACACAATCCGGATGGATGTGTATCTTGTGCTGTTTCAGATAATCAATCTGAGCGTGTACACTGTTGCGCTCTTTATTGACGCCTCTTGCTTTATATCCGGCCTTCTTCCACATCTTGATGCGGTCCGGTTCTGCCGAGTCACACCACATGCGGATATCTTTGCGGAACCCTTTTGAATTGGCTTCCGATATCAATTCATCCGTATCCTTTTCAAACTCATACATCTCACGACATACATAGATTTCATCGTCCTTGAAGCCGACCTCAAGAAGACAGTCCGCATGGTTGAAACCAAAGTCCTGTGCATTGACCATGTAGTCGAATCGTTCCGGGGATATGTTGAAGTCCTCAACAACGTAATTATGAAGAATCAATCCTCCTGTTTCGCCCCATTCACCAAGCCCATAGATGAGATATCCCTCCGGATCAACTTCCTTACGTCGCTCCATGCGTCGGTAATAGCCTTCGTCAATGAATCGATTCTCTCGATACGTCGAGCTGTGTGTGAACACATCCGGATCCTTTCGATCAAAGAACTGTGCCTTGATCCAGTGCGATGCACTTACCGGGTTGAACGTCATGCGTATCTGATAGAACTGTCCAGGCGGAAGCACACCACGCAGACGGTCATCGATGATCTCAAAGTCGGATTGCATCAGCTCGGTTGCTTCTTCTATCCACACATCTGTAAGCTTGCCTCGCTTGAATGTGATTGACTTTAGACGTTCACGCTGATTATCGTCCTTCATACCACGGAATATAATCTGATTGTTATTGCTGCGACATTCCATGATCATATTGCTTTGATTGATACGCCAGTACCTTTCCCATTTATCGCCGAACATACGAAAAATAGCACCTTGCAATTCCGCAAAAGTGCTATCTCTATTTGTCACGTCAACTTTTCGCACACACAAAAGGTTTCTGCCTTTGTCTTTCATCAATCGAAGGATATAATGTTGTGCCGTGTCTACGCTCTTGCCCGATCCGGCACTACCCTTCATGACGACATACCGACATTTGGACTGATCAGGCTCTTTGAATATCTTATTCGCTTGAATCTTTATCTTCATATTCAACCTCAATATTCAAATCCATATCCACATTGGAATCAATCTTATCCGTGAACATGGCAAACGACTTGCCCATCAACTCAGATGCTCTGATCCGATCCTTCATGGATACATTGATTTCTGTTTCGACCTGATGCCCTTCATTGTCATATCGCAATACGGTATCTTTTTCTTCGCCTCGCATAACTCTTGTCCAGAACTCGCGGATCTCTTTCGCATCGGCTGTCTTCTCCTCGTCAATCTGTTTGAGTTTTTCTTCAATGGCCTGTTTGATTTCAGGTTTTTCCAGGTTTTCAGGGCCAATGGAATGCGCACTTTTTTTAGAGTATCCGGCACGAATTGCAGCCTGTGTGGCATTGAGATCAATCAGATATTCCTGGACGAATCGCTTTTGCTTTGCCGTCAGCTTCATGCCATCACTCCTTTCTTATCATCCTCAAAGGGAAGTAGTTTTGTACCTTGTTTTGTCTATTGCTTATTTTCTCTTTTTTTTGTATCCGCCAACGCGGTAACCCGTATGATCATCTTTCCATAAATCAATCCAAAAACTTGAATCATTATTATTCAGGACTTTTTTAATATATGGAGAAAGTGCTTCAAATCTTTCCCTTTGATATTTTTCTTTTGGCACATTATTTTTGATAGCGTTCGCTACCTTAATCAATTTTTTGTCCGATCTTACTTGTTTTGCTAAACTTGCGTCTTCACGCCCTGCTTTATTCAGCATTTTAACAATGTCATTCGGAAGAGATGTTTTAGAATATTCGTAATTATAAAAAGTGTATATATATTCTTTCCTGATATCTTTGGCCCATTTGACTTGCTTTTCAGAACCTTTCATATCAATTTCGTCATTGGATATGATTTTTACTCCACCACCGCCTCCGCCTGATGCTTTGGCGTATGATGCTCCTCTACCGCCCATACTTTCTCACCCTTTCTAACTGATGGTTTCCGTACCATATCACTTCTGTTGTATCTGCTTCAATTTCAATCTTCTGCCCATATGCCAGTATCTTTGATGGATGGATACGCTCGATCATTGCCTTCATGCCGTCGATCCATGTGTTCCTTGCCGAATCATCACGTATACAACCGGTAGTTGATACCGCCACGATCGAGCCCTTTTCGATACCATCAAAGCAGAAATCATATGTTCCAGGCTCTGCCCATGATACCGTTGGTATCACCTTGATGCCGTTTTTCTGAAAGAATTGGCCAATCATACGGCTTCTGTATGTGTTCCACACTTTCATTGCCATGGGCATATCCATGTACAGTGAAAAATCAGGTGTAAATACGCATTGGAATCTTTTCAATGGACTGATATACCGTTTTGGATTGGTCCAAATCCGTTCAAATTGATAATCATCAACGAACATATGCACTCCACAATTGTAGCATCTACTAGAAAGAACCTCATTGAATCCGATAAGCTTATCCGGAACAACTTCACATCGACGTATGATCGGCATCTGATATTTGCCATCAACTGTATTTGGGTCATATATGTCCATATTGTATTTTTTGTAAGTCAATTCTTTCCCTGCCATATGATTCCAACCTTCAAATCATCATTCCATCTAGATGGTACTCTTTAAACTTTTTCCATTCCTCAATTTGCTTTTTTTCACTTTCGATACCGACTTGAAAAGCATCGAGGATGCTTATGATCATCTTTTGAATACGCCTATCGTCGTGGATTGCAAGCTTCAAATGTTTGAAAATGTCCGGGTTGATATTCAGGCCAGTCTGATATCTTCGTAAAAAGTCAGGAATGACCATATCGAGAATGTAATATAAATATTTAGGCTCTACCTTATCCGTCTGAATAACACCGTATTTCGAGTCCACAAGGCCGTCATGATCCATATACACAAGCTGTCCTTTTGTTGCACTCACTTGGATCAATATGCTTCCGGACGGATATACTTTGTTCTTTTTACTTCTCTCAAATGTCGCTATATCAAGTAGTTTCGTTTCTTTTTGATTCATAAGAAGTGCTTGATTCTTATCGATGAAATCATTGACCGACTGCGACATCATTGATAATGTATGCTGTTCTCTTTCACGAATATGCTTGACCAGATTGTCACGATTCTGTTCATAATCACCTGATCCGTCAAGCGTTTGAAGCATATCAATCAGGCTCTTTTCTGTATTGGATATATCATCTTCAATCGCTATAATGTCGTTGATATTTTTCTGAATATCAATTGGTTTCTTAGGCTCGGATGTATCCACATATCTTGGAATATTGAGATTATAATCATTGTTACTGATCTCATCCAATGAGGCAACGTGTGAAAGCTTATCCACATCCTGTCTTAACTTATAAGCGGAAATCACTTTATCGATATGCTCTTGAAGCATAATATTCTTTTTGCCGTCCTTTTGGAACTGCTTTGACGCTTCGATAAATAGAACATCATGTTTATCTCTATTGAGCTTTAAAACAAGAATGCATACCGGAATATCCGTGTTTAAAAATAATTTATTATGTAATCCGATGACCGTATCGATAAGATTCTTTTCAATCAATGATTTTCTGATTTTTTCTTCTTTTGCACCTCTAAACAATACACCGTGTGGAAGAATGAAATACGCTTCTCCATGTTCTTTCAAATGTGATAAAGCATGCAATATAAAAGCGTAATCGGCTTTTGCTTTTGGTGGCAACCCAAAATAAGCGAATCTCGGATCATTGGCATAGGATTCACAATTCTCAAACTTTAGACTATATGGCGGATTGGAAATAACAATATCAGTTTTGTAACTATTGCCTTGCGCAACTTCTTCGATATCGCTAAATTGGCCGTTTTTAGTCAATTTCCAAACGTGATCAAATGTATTGGTCAACACATCACCATGCCTTACATAAGCATTGACACCACGAATGGATAAATTAAAAAGGAGCATCATGATTGAATTTTCTGATAGCTCCTCGCAATAAAATGTTCTGTTTTTATCTTGCATCCATGTGGATATTGTTAAGCCTCCGATGCCTGCGCATTCATCAAGTACGGACTGCGCATTCCCTTTTTGGATGCCTCCAAGTATCTTGCATATGCAATCTGGTGTATAGTCTTGCATCATCGATTTTCGGTTGCTCTGCTCTTCCTGGAAATAATTTGTGAACCAGTCATAAGACAGATCACTTTCAATGTTCAAAAAGTCTTTAAACGTTTTTTCTCTTTTTGATTTGTCGAACAGGATTGTTTCCAATGCATCATGGAGTTGATAAGCTTCCTTGATGCCAAGAATATCATTTATTTGCTTTGTATCGATCATATGTATCCGCCAATTCCATACAAAAAAGGAGCCACCTTTTTCAGGCAACTCTTTGTTTTCCCATTTCTGATGATACTAATATATCACGAAATTCGGTTTACAATGTAAACTCTTTACGATTCCACAAAAATATATTTTTTGATTTTATCTTTTCCGATGGTTTTCACTGCATTGATTGCGTCAAGTTCAGAGTCAAAATAGATAACACCTTGCTCGTGCATCGATTGGTAGTTAACATAATCCAACCCTTCAATACGGGTATACATAATGAAATAATTGTCCTTACCACGATTGAATTTTCTTCTTCCACCAAGACGCAACATTTCCGCTTCGATTTTGCGTCTTTCAAGCTCAAATTCTGCTTCTTCTTTAGTCAAGAAACAATTACCGATTTTGGTAGGCTGTTCATCCCAGAACCAATCTAAGATGTTTCCTGCAGAAGTGACGAAAAAACATTTATCTCCTTCTTTCAAATCCCATACGGTTTTAGATGGTTCTTGGTATAGCTCTAATTTTGATTCTAACATTACACGCTTTTCTATATCATTTTCAACCCCATACCAGTAATCATTGTGTATAAAGCTATAACTACTAATCTCTAATACAATATAGATATTGCCATATTCATCTATGACTTTATCCCCACGTTTGAATTTATTCTCTTTGATTTCCATTTCTATTCTCCTCATTGTTCAAGCTTGATTATCATTCTTCCACCCGGAAAATATATTTTTTGATTCTATCTTTTCCGATAATTTCAACTGCTTCTTCGGCTTTTTCTTCTGAATCAAAGTAGATAACTCCTTGGTCCATCTCATATGATGACCATAATATTTCGATTCCTCCAGACGCTGGTCTATATTCAAAGAACCAGTTAGCTTTTCCTTGCTCAGTTTTTCTTTTTCCACCTAATCGAATCATTTCCGTTTCGATTTTTCGCCGTTCTAACTCGTATTCTGCTTCTTCCTTAGTAAGGAAAGCATTTCCGATTTTTCTGCTATTGCTATCAATATTATATTTCCATGTTGTTTCAAGCACCTCGCCATAACCGCTGATTACATAATATGTATCTCCCTCTTTCAAATCCCATATACTCTTCTTTTTTTCAATGTATGGCTCCAATAAGTCCTCATGAATTTCGTCCAAATAATCATCATGTTCCCATTCTACGTTGTAAAAATACTTGTCTTTATTAAAACTATAATCAGATACACCAGTGATAGTTGCACTGCTTTTATACTGCTTGCAATATACCTTATCTCCAGCCTTGAATTTTGGCTCTCGAATTTCCATTCTTATTCACCTCAACATAACTTTCTAATTTCTTTTTTGATATGCTTCCACATGCCCTGTCTTGTATATCCGTACTTCTCCGCCACATCCCACTGGTTCATCCGGAAGATGTACAGATCAAACAGAATGTTCTGGTCCCGGATATCCAGCAATTCTATCAGTCGGCACTCGTTGATGCGCCTTCGATAGTAATTGATCTCCGATTCCACCCGTGTAGCAACCTCCATCAGTGCGACCGGGCTCTGATACTGGTGCTGATACGACGGCATCGGAAGCATGGACCTTGACTGCTCATCCGTCAGACTGGGACCATCGTGAGAAAGCCCAAGCTTTCGATTGTTGATAACTTCGAGTTCTTCATTAAGCTCAATGATCCGGTGGCAGCAATAGTCCAATGATTTCATATCATTGAGCACCTGAGAAACTTTCACCACGACGTTTTCCTTTCATAGCCTTGATGGCAGATACTGCATCAAATGCGGTCGATGCGTTATATACCTTTTCACAGGCCTTGATGGTCATATGATGGTCCATCAGGTAATCCAGTACGCTTTCTTTTTCGTACTTTTTGATCTGGTCAAGCTTCATCAGGTCACGCTTTGAAAGGCCGTACTGGATGCATAGACCGCCCAGTTCCATCTGGAGCTTGCGATTATCCTCCTGTGCTTTGAAAGCCGCCAAACTACTGCTGCCTACTGACCCGAGACTTTTGCAACCACAGCCTTTTAATCTCAACTCTTTATAGATTTCTTCGAACGATCCAATGGTGTCTAGATCCTTGACAGCTTTAATCACTTTGTCCTGGATTGATTGGCTTACCGGTTTGCGCGCCTTGATCTTTGACAAGGTGGCCTCGGAGATGCCCGCATAATTGGCGATCTGGTATGATCGCAAGCCAGGATACTTTTCCGTAAACTTGTACAGCATATCCGCTGTCTCACTGCTATCAGCGACGATAACAGTGCCTTTTTTCATGGCCATATTAATCCTCCTTTTTTGGTGCTTTGTACTTCTTCATCCATCGCCTGTAGCATGTGTATGAGCAGAAATATATGACTCTTCCATGATCTTTCGTCTTATACAGCCAATCACGTTTCAAACTGGATATTATCTTGCTCTTTCCACAATATGCGCAGTCGATGTGGTCGAATTTTTGAATCTGCATATTCCACCTTCTAAGAATCTGCATCTTCAACCTTCTCGACAGTATTGGGGTCAACCCTTACTGTCGATGTGCCGTAAGGATATTTCTCTATGATGAAACAGCTCAGTCCGTCATAGGCAAGCTCTCCCCGTACCTCTTTTCCCGTAACGATTGATTTTGCTTTATATGTGTCCATAGGCTCCTCCCCTAAAACGGCAGATCATCGCCTTCGATGCCGATTGTTTCGACATCGCTCGTATCCGTTCTGTAGTATCCATCCGATGCGTTTGGTGACTCCTTAGGTGGTGTTGGCTGTGACTGAGTCCGTGATTCCAGGAACGTAAAATTATCAATAAAAACTTCTGTGATATAGACACGCTGTCCTTGCTGATTTTCATAATTCCGTGTTTGCAGACGTCCATCCACACCAATCAATGATCCACGATGCAAGTATTGTGCCATGGCTTCCGCCTGGCGGTTCCATGCAACACAGTTGATGAAATCAGCTTCCGGTTGCCCTTCTTTCTTGAAATTACGATCTACGGCCAAAGTAAACGATACAACCGAAGTTCCGCTTTGCGTTCTTCGCAATTCAAGATCTCTTGTCAAGCGACCCGTTAATACAACACGATTGATCATGATCTTTCCTCCGCATTTTCATTTTCCTTAATCTGTTCTTCCTGTTCGGGCTCATATTTGATAACCAAATTTTTAATTGCCTCTGTTCCACAACCGCATTCACAAGCCGCATTTATATTGCATTTCGAACAACCGTTAGCGTTGAATTCTACTTTGCAAATGTTTTTGAGCACAGAAAGCATCACATATTCATTCAAATCATTTGTCTTGATCATTGTTTTCTCCTTTGTCTTCAATCAATCCTTTTGTAATCTTGATTGCTTTTTCTGCAATCCTTGCTGTTTCATCTACACCAAAATTGATTTCCATTAGGTCTAATAGCATTTCACTAAATTTTTTCGACATCGCAAAGCTTTGTTGCGATTCTTTTAGAGCATTCGTGATTACTTTGTAATTGTATTCTTGTTCTTTCATTTGTTCTCCAACTGTCTTTAGTCGGCGTTGTCCACGAGTACGCACGTTTTTCATCGTCACATTCCATCTCTTTCCGTCTCATTTGCGTCACAATTTTCATATCTGTCGCCATCTTCAGGCTCATAGTTTGGACTTCTCCAGTCCAGTGAATCCATTGATTCACGCTGTTGTTCGATGCGGTCAAGCTCCGCATCTGTGATTATTCCGTACATTCTAGTTCTTCATTTCCTTTCGAAACGTTCACACCAACTTCTATTGCTTCTAGTTCCAAACCAATATTTGCATCTTGATACTTTTGATTTTACCTTTGGCTTTTTTGAAAAAATAGATTTTTTGTAGTATATAATTGGAACTTCATGCTTGCAGTTCTTACACTTATCAAAAATCATTCACCGCACCTCTTCATACTGTGGCATGTTGAATCCAGAATACGGAACGCCATTTTTATCAAAGTGAGTCATGCAAAAATAAATAGATTTTAAGACTCGTTCCGCCGAGTCTTTATCTTTATATGTTCCTAATTCGGCCAAACCATTTAAACCAATGACTGCAGCTTCAACGTTGAATTCTCCCTCATTGGCTCTTTCACCAACTTTTAATCTGTTGTTTTTATCATATTCATTTTTGACTCTGCAAATGATCTCGCTTGTAAGATCCACATTTATTAATTTCTTTTTATCTTGAGTCTTTATCCACATGGTTAATTTTTCTCCGTTTCATCATCCATTGATAATTGCTTGGCTGTATTCATTGTTAGATTCTCGATAAACTGCCTGGTTGACGATGGTAATGCCTCCATCTTTTTATTTTCTTCTTGCAATCGTTTATATCGTTTAATGAAATTGTTTTTCATATACTCACGTTCTTTTTGAGTCTCAGCTCGTCCAATGCTTCTTAAATTAGATGGTGTACCTAATGCTCTTTGCTCCATTCTTGTTAACTGTTCAAACTTCCGTCTTGGTGATTGAATAGCTCCCTGTACATTCTGCATGACGTGATCCCATGCATCTTCGGGATCAATATCAGCCTTATGTCTGTTGTCTGTGATGATTCCCTTGACGTTTCCAATCGTTGGCGGATAGCCTTTTCTATCATTTGAAATAAAATAATCTACTGCACTTAATACCTCGTTTGGCTCATACTGCTTAAAATGTTTGAACCATGTTCCAGTAAGCATAGCTAAATCGGCATCGCTCATATCTTTATATGAGTTTGGATAATTAACCTTGATGTATGAAACAAGTTTTGTAACTTCTTGTAATGTCATTCAATCCTTTTATCTCCTTTATCTAAATCTTGTGTAATCCTTTCTAATCGTTCATAAAACGATTCTTCACTTTTCTTTTTTTTGTATGGCTGATTCAGATACGATTCAAACTTCGTTCCAAATAATGTTTCTGGCCTAAGGAATTTGTTCATGCGTTCATCATCTAACCATTCTTCTGATTTTTTGACGATCACTGTTTGAAAATCCTCTACTGTAAATCCTTCACTCAATCTTGCATGAATAAGCGATTGAGTCTTTTTTGATCGTGTAGTGTAATGCGTTCCGCATTTGAGATTTAGGAAATCGATGATTTCTCTATATATCTCTTTATAATCACTATTTTTTATGACTATATTATCTTTACTATTGTTTATATCTATATTATTATGTGAACTTTGTTCACTGGGCTCTGTGAACTTTGTTCGGTGAGCTATGTGAACTTTGTTCGGTGAGCTATGTGAACTTTGTTCACTGGGCTCTGTGAACTTTGTT